CCGGATTCATCGGGAATCCGCCCTGTCCGCCTCCGGCACCGCCGCCTGGATAGCCGTAGCTGTAGGTCGCCGTGCCCCAGATCTGCGTGGTGTTGGTGCCGCCGAGCGTGTTGAAGGCGTAGGTCTGCGCACCCTGAATATAGCCACCAAGACCCTGCACGTTGACGTTCGTACCGGGAGAGGCCGTGCCGCCGACGATGAAGGTTCCCGTGGTGGAGGTGTTGAGCGTGATCGCGGTTCCCGTGGTGTTGGTGTTCAGAATAACCACCGGGGAATAGGTCTGAGCACTGGTCGTGCCGGTCCCGTTGGCCGTGTAGGTCGAGGTGCCGACCGCGGTCACCACTGCCGTAAATCCGTACACCTGAAGCTGCGTCCAGGCGTAGAACTTGGCAGAGAGAGCCGAGCCGCCTGAAGCCACCGTCACGCCCGGAGCGGTGACCCGTGTCAGGTAGGCTGGATCGTCGTAGGCCAGTGAACGGAGGACGACACCCTGGTTGCCTTGATTCTGCGTTGCCATGATTAACCTTTCAAAAATTCCTCGAACATCGGTTGAGCGGCTTCAACCACCTTGTTCCAAGTGGACAACTCCAAGGCATTCGCCTTAGCGTGCAGCTCGCGGTGCCGGTCTCTCAGCGCCGTGATCTGCTGCTGAATGAGTGCCGCCTCATCCCGCAGATTCTCAACTGTCACCAGTGGCTCAACCAGGATCTGATTCTTCACCGGGTCGAGCCTCTGATGCCAAAGCTCGTGATGGTCCTTGCATAGCCAGCGGACTGTTTCCCAGTGCGGTTCTGCGTAGGAGTCATGATGGGCTTCCGCATTCACGTTGCTACACACTTCGCAAGGGCGCTTGCTCCAGTAACCGCGTCGCAAATTGTACGCAACTCGATTCCTAGCCTTAAGTTGGTTTGGACGGTCGGCGGCAAATTGCTTTTCATACTCGCGCTGCTTTTCTGGATGCGCAGACCGCCAAGCTGCATTCGCCCTAAGCTGTTTAGCTCGCAGCTTCGGCTGCGAGTATCTCCGCTGTTGATAAAGCGCCTGACACTGCTTGCAGCACCTAACATTGCTTTGAGAGAACGGCTTAGACCGAGCGCGTTTGATAAAAAGTTCTTCCGGCTTGATCTCTTTGCACCACTTGCACAGTAAGTCCATACATAACCTCCTAGTGAGGTATGTATAGTACCATTAGTAGTGCCGATATTCATCTAGTATCTCGTAAGTTATTGATCAGGCTTGACTGTCCCATTTCACGATGCGGCAGTTAATAGCCAAAGTGTGTACTATTCCGAAGCCGCCGAGATAATACCAAGCTATACCTTTAGACCGTCCGTAGTCGGTGGGGATCTTGCCGCGCATCTCCTCGGGCACCGCGATCGCTTCTGCGACCGTGTCGTTGCCGAAGAAGAAGATCCAGTCCGAGAGCCCGTTGGTCCACGGCGTGGTCGTGATGCCGTCCGTGCCGATGCCCTTGGGGATGTTGGTCTGCTCGATGTAGCGCGTGTTCTCGTAGCGCCCGATCTCACCATTCATGATCAGCGCGAAACCGGTCTCGCTGTACTGGTGGATGGCCTCGAGCGCGTTCTTGAACGTGCGCAGCGTGGTGGGCCAGGCGATGGCGTAGTAGTCATCCGCGATGTAGGCCGGGATATTCCGCTCCTTCATCGCATCCGTGATCGCCTTGGCGTGGTTGTTGTTGTAGGCGACTGAGTTAGTTCCCGTCACGGTGCCCGAGCTGTAGAGCGTCACGGCGTTGGCGCTCGAGCCTCCCACCGGAATCACACGCAGCAGGCACTGGTTGAACTGGCCCCAGGCGAGGCGGTCAATCGCTTTGACCGTGTCGTTCTTGAGGGCCTTCTTGATGATGTCCTCGACCGGGAACTTCGACAGATTGTCGAGCTTGCCAGAGTAGGGAACCGAGTTACCGGCTTCGGTGATGGTGAGCGTGCCCTGAGTAATCGTGAAATTGGTCTCGGGCAGCGTATTGGTCTCCAGGAGCACGCCACCCGCGGTAGCGACGTCCGAGACCACGTCCCAGGTGAAGGTATCGCCCTTCTTCTTGCCCTGCTGGGAGATGTCATGGACGTCTGCGAACTGGCGAAACTTCACCAGTGGCTGGACGTTCATGCGCAATACGTTACTCAACTGCCTGGAGTACAAATATCCTCCAAGACTCGAAACGGCCCAGACCTGTCCCGCCACGTTAAATCTCCTCTCTAACGTATTGAGAACGTTGGGCTTTTCTCTCTGCCCACCATTGCTTCATACGGATAGAATGTCGCTGTTTCCGATCTTCTGATTGAAGACGGCCCGTTAAAGTCCTAGACACGGCTAGCTTGTGAGCATCGGATAGGGTCTTGCCCATGTGCGCTGCTGAGAGCTTCGCCTTTGTGCTGGGCTGCTGCTTGAAATACCGCCCACCCGGACGGACGTTGAATAGCGGTCCAGTACCGTCTTCCTGTCTTCCGATCATTGCGACCAGAAGCTCTTCCATCTCAAATGCCTCATCGGCATCTTTGGCTGGAATTCTTTCGTATCGAGGTTTCAGGCCCTTGGAAACGAGATCACGGATATGCGCCCCTATGGGGCTGGGTTGGAATCGGTGCTTATAGGCGCGGTCATGAATGCCCTTACCTACATAAATCGGTCCACCCGTAATGGGGGAGAACAATACGTAGGTGTAGAGGGGTTGCTTAACCGAGACGCCTAACATGTGACTCCATACGCTTACCGGCGCGAATGGACGATGGGGCTTAACCCTCGGGCCTTAGCCATCCGTTCGATGACTGTGCCCACGTCCTCTTCGCCCTCTTCCTCAGGCGGTGCGGACTGTCTTGCAGCCGCTGACGGCACCTGTGAAAGAGTTCTCTTCCGTTCCAGCTTGTCGGCAGTCTTCGAGCCTTTCAGAGCCACGCCGAATCGATCCTTGATCTCCTTGCCTATCGACCGGTAGGCGGTCGAGAGCGGAGTATCCGGAGCTTCCTGCTTCAGTCTCGCTAGACGCGACTGGAACAGTTCACTCAACATCGGATCGTCGAGTATCTCTTTCTGCTCTGACTCCAACTGAGCCAGTTCGGTCCTGAACGATAAGCGCTGATCGACTGCCCGCAAGACGTCCGGAGTCACCTCGGATGGCCTTGCGCTTAAGGCAGATGCCAGCTTCTCAATCGCCTCTTCGTCTCCCAGTGCTACTGAAGCCAGGAGTTTCTTCAGGTCGTCTTTCTCGACCCTGACCGGCTCGTCTTTCGATAGAGC